CTCGTCATCCAAATCCCAGTCTGCTACGCAAATGTATCAAGCTTTCACCGAGAGTTCCCTCACTGCCGCTGGTGGATTGACCGACGCAGAAAAAGCTTCAAACGCTGCGCAACTCTCGAAAGTGCGTGCCTTCATTCGTTTGGGTGATAAGTATACGGACGAGGCAGAGGGTATCTTTGATACCGCTGTGGATGTTCACAAGGCCATCATGGCCAATCCCGCTCTCAACGAAAGAGCGAAGCTTCGTTCCACGTATGCCGCAGTGTGCTCCATTGCCGTTGCACAGTGCAGACCAGAAAGAAACGCAGTTCCTCTCACATCTGCCGAGATGGAAGGGCTTTTGCTTAACCCGCCAGTGGAAGAGAAGGTTACTACAGGAGTAACACTCTTGATTCAAGCTCTCAATCTTTCTGAGAGTGCAAAGCGCGGTAAGGCAGCCACGGAGAACAAAGAAGGCCGTGATAGCATCACGCACGGTACACTCGATAACATCATCGACGCGTTCCGTGCACTAATTGGTGAACTTGACGCAGACGCTCTTGCCGCTCGTGACGCAGAAATTGAAACCATGCGTCAAAAGAAGATCAAGGCAGCAGAGGCAAAGGCCAAGCGCGAACTCGATAAAGAGAACAAGAAGCGTGAGAAGGAGATCCAAGCTGGACTAAACGAGTCGGAGGCGGATGCCGAAGACGAGACACTAGAAGATCTCACCGACGAAATGGATGAGACAGAGGCCGAGTAACTAACTCTCCCCTGCCGCCTTATACCCCTGGGATAAAACCTGGGGGTTTTTTTATGTGGAGAGCACAATGCGTAATCAACGACAGAAGAAACAACCACTAGATACTGATCTATGGATAGCAGATATAAAGAAAGTGCGGCTCGACAAAAATTATTGTACTACAAACAAAGATGCATACGGTAAGACATATAAAATATACTGGGGTAAAGGATTAGGACTGTACTCTTATAACTTACGCACGAAGAGCGGCAGGACAATATCTGTTGAATACGTACGCGCTAAATCTATACATCATGTATTAATTGAAGCTAAGAAATATTGGAAGACATTGCGGGAGGTAAAGAACATATGACAACACACGGCTATTCAAATCCACCATCACCTGAATACCAAGCTTGGCGTAATATGAAACAGCGTTGTTTTAATAAAAACAATCCTGATTATAAACATTATGGTGGGCGTGGTATCACCATTGATCCATCATGGGTTAATTCATTTGAAACATTCTTAACAGATATGGGCTTGCGTCCAAAAGGTTATACGCTAGAACGCTTAGACAATAATAAAGATTACTCAAAGAGTAACTGTGTATGGTTGCCACATAGATTACAACCACGTAATCGTGGCAGCAATAAGCTTGACTTAGCAACAGCAAATTTAATTCGACAGATGTATGCTAAGGGATATTGGCGTCAAGTTGACCTTGCTGAACAGTTTGATATACCACAAGACTGGGTGTCAAAGATAGTACGCAATCAACGTTGGAAATAAAGGTTTACCATTGCCGTACCTATATAGGCGTTGGCGATATTGACCCCCCGGTTGATGCCGACGAAAGGCAATTGGTGAAGAGCGGCAGGGTGGAGTATTCAGCCAGGGCTTCACTCTGCCGACTCCTATCTCATTACTTCAGGAGTAACAACATGCTACGTATACTCGCTATCATACTTCTTGTTATCTGTTTCACCATTGGTGTTGCTGTTGTTATGAACGACCCAATGCCGCTAGTTATGGAGGGCAGATAATGACAGGTGCGTCCCCGATCAAGTCGAGGATAAACAGCGTTGCGTTGGCGCTAATCATGCTCGCGTTCAATGGCACAACATACCACAAACAAGCATGGCTAAAACAGTGTCTTTACACTTACAGCCTCACACAATGCGTAGAAGACTGGGACAACCTTTCTCACCTGCCGCACTGTAAAGTTAACCCCCAGAGTAATATAGAGTGTGATCAATAATATACAAACGGAGAGCAGATAATGGACAATGAAACGAAAGGCAAACTTATTGACACTGCAATTGTTACAGCAAAAATTGGGTGGTGTCTTACAATTACTGGTTTAATGGGTGGACGTGGTGCGCTTTTACCGCGTCCAGTCAATATGTGGCGTAATCAACGAGCGTCACGTGAATACAACGAAAAAGTTTTAAGCGCTGTCGCTTCTGGCTCATTTCGTTATTGTGGTTATCAAGCCATACAATCTGAGAATGGTACGCGATGGGCATTTTATAAAATTGGTGAAGACCACTTGCTAAGTTATACTGGCAGTGGTGAAGAGTGTATCCGCCAGATTGACAGGCTGATAGCAGGTAAGACAATTAGATAAAATACAACTACAAGTTGCTTGACAAGTGTCAGGTTGTACTGCTATACTTCCAGAGTAAACTACAGGAGAGCAAACAATGTCAATGACTTTAAGTGAGATCGAAAAAGAAATACCAGTATGGTACACTGCTTCAAACGAGCCCGGTGGGCCAGCAATTCACCTTGAGTCGGACGCGGGACGTGGCAAGACAACCACAATGGAGAAGTTCCCACAGATTATGAAAGAGATTGACCCAGAGGGTAACTATGGGTTCTCTTACATTAATGGCCTCACTATCACCTTGCCGTTCTTGTGTGGGTTCATGCAAATGAACGTGCATGAGACAATGAAACGCCAGATAACTAATTTTTCGTTACCAGCTTGGTGGTTCACTGACGAGGGCAAACCACTAGAGGCTTACGACGGTGGTCTGGTGTTTATCGACGAAGAAGATAAGATGGGCGTGGAAGAGCGCAAACTTACGCGTGATATGAAACTCAAGCATCGTATTGGCGTTCACACTCTGCCGCCTGGATGGGTGGTATGGTCTGCTGGCAATCCGCTTGGCTCACGTAATGGCGGCACGAAGACGTTTGACTTTATTATTAATAGCCAACTGTTAATCACAGTGCGTGACTCAAGCGAGGATTGGGTTAACTGGGCCAAACGTAATAAAGTATTACCAGAGATTATATCTTTCGGTGAAGACAATTCACACGTTCTTTTCCAGAAAGCACCTGATAAGCAAGGACCATATTGCACACCTAGGTCATTGGCACAAACTGACACGTTCTTACGTGCTAAGATGTCAGTATACTCTAAGAGTAAGATACCACTGGACGAAATAACGCAGACCACAGTCGCGGGTGGTATCGGTAAAGAAGCGGCAGAGGCGTTGTTCCTACACATACGCTTGGCGCAAGAGTTACCATCGTACCGAGAGTGTATTGCAAACCCACAGACCGTCCCCATTCCTGCCGAGCCAGACAGGCTACGTTTGTTTGCGTACAAGCTTGCGGACTGGGCTCAACCCACGCATAGTGTAGAGCTGGGCACACTCATGTCCCGCTTGCCGTCTGAGTTTCAGTTCATGATGGTGAAGATGATACGCGACCGTAATGCACGTGTCCTTATCATGCCGGAATTTAGACAGTGGTGTAAATCTAACGCGCAACTCATTGCAATCATAGAAGGCTACGAGAGGCAACATGGACACAATGACCCAATGCTCAGCGCCGTCGCGCAAGTCGCGTGACCTCATGACCAAGAAACGTACTCCAAGAGTAAAGAAACCAAAGACGTTTGAGCAACGTCTCGTTGCCGCCACCAAACAGTACCGCGCTAAACTTCACAAGTGTGACAGGTGGTACGACGCACAATGCGACAAGATATTCAACGAAGCTAACACGATAAACAAACTAAGAGAGAGCAAACATGCGAACGAAGTTCACGATAGAAATCAAAGCGGATATCTTAACCGATGACCCCATTGGGCGTCAAGTGTTCGTTGAAACTCTCAAGGACAACGCGGAGACATTGTACGCGCAAGTGGCGATGTTGTCGCGTAAACCACCCACAGTTAACGTGACCGTGGAAGACGAAGAAGTGGGGACAATCTCTCTGCCGCTCTTTGCTGGTGTAGACGATTACTCGGGGGGTAATTAACATGGCCATGATGAAAGAAAGGCGAGCAAGAGCAACTCTGAGTTACGCTTACAGCGTTGGAATACGTGCTAAAAAGCTTTTAAAACTTCACAAGTACGATCTTGATGCTACAACCGTTTTACATCTAACCACATTAGCAAAGGACGCGTATAAAGCACTTCAAATGAACCGTAGTTACGAGGACGTAGTTGATAAGATTGAACAGCGCGATTTACGAAGAACAAAATTTACAATTAATTTAAGCCTTGATCTATCGAAAATAACCGATAAAACAAAAGACATAATAAAAGAATTAATACAAAAAGAAGTCACTGGGTTAAGGGCACAATGTATCATGCTAGCTAAACAGTCACCAATGATTAGTGTGACAATGAGAACTTACGACGAAGAATACGAAGATACCGAGGAAGAAGATATTTACTCTGGGAGTGAAGGATGACTGAACTGCGAACTGAACTTATGCAAGCGCAGATCAGACGGTTAAACCAGGAGATGCGCTGGGAAATGTTTAAGGCGTTTTCCACTTTTGTCCCTGCCGCACTGGCCTTAGTTGCATCTGGCTATGCTTTAGCGGTATGGGTATCACCACATATTCATTGGGTGCCGTGATGGAAATAGGCGCAATTAAGACTGAAGATAGTGCCATCGACAAGTGGTCCAAGCTTTCTCTCACTCCATTACAATCAAAACAATGGATGGAGACACGTACAGCGTTATTGGTTAATCAGCCAGCGTTCGCTGACGTGTGGTTCCGTATGATGGTTGACCGTGACAAGGAACTAGCATGGTTCACAGATGAAATTCCCACTGCCGCCACCAACGATCGCTTTATGTTTATTAACCCACAAGAGTTTTTTAAGTATAAATTAATCCATCGTGTATTTATTAGTTGTCATGAAATTCTTCATGCGATCTTTAACCACTGCGGAGCAATGTATCGGTTCCAGAAGGCCGGATATATTCTTTATCCTGATGGCCTCAAGCTCCCATATGACAACGACATATGTCAGGTATCAACTGATTGCCTGGTTAACGACACGCTAATACGCGGCAAGGTGGGGGAGATGCCACCTGATGGTAGTCATGGTCTCGCCCGTATCACATACGAGGACGACATCACCACAGCATACAGAAAACTATTTGAAGCATGGAACGGTAAAGGTAAAAAGGGAGTAGAGAATTACTCTAAAGGTAAAGGTAATAAATCCCCAGATCATGGTGGCAAGGGCTTCGACAAACATCTAGCACCAGGGCAAGGCACGGGCAAGGCACCAGCACAAGCAGAAGAACAGCGGAATCCCCAGCAATGGGACAATGCTCTTTCTGCCGCACTTGCTTCGGCGAAAGCACAAGGTAAACTACCACTTGCTTTGGAGCGCGGACTATCGAAGCTTCTTGAACCACAGATCGATTGGCGTGACCAGTTACCCGTTGTAGTGTCAAGACGACTTGGCACAGATTTTTCTACGTGGGACTCACTTGACAACGAGTTAATGTTACGTGGTATCGGCGCACCATCCAAAGCACGATTCGGTTGCGGCACAGTGGTATTCGCAGTAGACACTTCAGGCTCTATCAACCAGAAAACAATGGATATGTTCAACACTGAGGGCGTTGGGTTAATGGAGCAAGCGCGCCCACGTCAGCTAGTGTACATACAATGTGATGCACAGGTGCATGAGTACATTGAACTAGACTCACCTGAAGACATGATGCGCAAACTAATAGGCGGGGGTGGCACTTCGTTTAGGCCAGTGTTTGATCGCATCGAACAAGAAGGGCTTGACCCTGATGTGCTGATATATCTTACGGACCTTGAAGGTACGTTTCCTTCCTTGCCGCCCTCTTACCCAGTGATCTGGTGTACAATCAGGGATCATGAGGTTCCGTTCGGTGACAAGGTAGTGTTACCAAAACAACTCCAGGAGTAATGCCCAGTGCCAGGAACAAATGCAATGCATTATACATTTGATTGGGCAAAAATAGAACATCAAGATAGAGAGAGGCTACGTATGAAACGCGCACATACACAGGCAGAAACAAAAGCATTTGGGCTAATACAGTCTAAACTCAGGGAGATTGCCACTGATACGTTATACATATATGCAGAGCCAATAGACCCAGTATATTTGTATGAGTTACTCATCCCTCCGAGTGACTTTCAAACACTCATGGACGCGTCTTTGTTAATGCCCCGCGTTGGTAAGTGGATCGTAGATAACTTACGTTTAGCTACAAGTCTTACTCCTGAAGTAAGAACAATAATAGAATATTCTTTAAACTATAAAACAGCAACTGAGCGCACTCAATGGCTATGGCCCAAATACTTAATGTATGTATCTTACGACAATGAGCTAGGACAACGGCTCTTGCCGCTCGTAGACTTAGCTATACAGTGGCGAACAACGATAGAACTCTACAGTTTGTTTTATAATAACTTTGTTCCCTTATCACTCACAACGCACATGCTACCATGGTTGAAGCTTGTCATCCCAAAAGTGCTGAGTGACTCTAATGATCCCAGTGTGTTCAGATACTTCAAACGTTGTCTTGACGCAGGTACACCGCGATATGTACCAGGGGTATCACAATGGTTTGGTAACGTGTGTGGGTATGGCACAGAGTTAGTGTCGCTATATAATATTATTAAAGATAAACCTAAACCACACTCGCAAGGTGAAGTGGTCATGGTGCCAGTGCTTACTAGTGAATTGATTGAAGACGGACTCATAGATCACTTCAATGAGTTCTATAATACCATGACAGGTGCGCAACTACAATCGCCAATACGAGACTTTAGCAACGACTATATGCAGGAATAACACACCAAGGGACAATAAGTAATATAGTTAACAAAAAAGTCTGGAGGTAGTTATGCGCTTAGTGTACGGAGATGCAGAAACGTTTTATGATAAAGAATATACACTAAGGAAAATAACTCCGGTAGAGTATATCCTTGACCCACAATGGGAGTTAATTGGTTTTGGCATTGCCGAGAGTAATAAAGAACCAATATTCTATCCTGGGGAACAAGCAATAGAATTACTTCAAGAGTATCCTCGACCATGGGCATTCGTGAGCTATAACGCCCTTTTTGACGCTAGTATACTTGGTTTGCGGTATGGAGTGCATCCCGATCTTTTAATCGATGCCATGGGGATTGTACGTACAGTCTTGTTGCATAAAATATACAACGGCAGGGTGAACTTAGAGAACGTGTCTCAAGTTCTCAAGTTACCACCTAAAGGTGATACCGTTTATAAGACCGTGGGTATGAGGCGTGCTGATTTAGAGGCAATCCCAGAGTTATGGACTGAGTTTAAAGAATATTGTTTAACTGATGTGCGTAATTGTAGAAGTATAACCAAGAAACTTGCGTCTAAATTCCCAAAGAGTGAACTATGGGTTATGAATGCGGTATTGCAAATGTGCACGAAGCCCAACTTTCTTGGGGATGTGACACATTTATACGAACATCTAGGTATTATAACAGATGAGAAAGATGCGCTACTTGCACGTGTTGGATTAGAACGTGGAGATTTATTGTCAAGCGAAAAATTCGCAGAAGCATTACGTACTCTTGGAGTAACACCACCAACCAAACCATCTCCTGCCGATCCCACTAAGCGTATCTATGCATTTGCTAAGACAGACGAAGCGTTTAGAGAATTGGAAGAACACGAATGCATAGATGTGCAAGCACTCACTGCTGCACGCTTAGGTGTACGATCTACGTTGGAAGAACGGCGTACGGAACGGTTCATTGCCATAACAAATGTAACGCAACAAGCATATGATAAACCGTGGTTGCCAATTCCATTACGTTTTGGTGGTGCTCACACGCATCGTTTTAGTGGAGACTGGCGGCTCAATATGCAAAATTTACCGTCACGTAAATCCAAGAAGCTACGTGAGGCGTTGATTGCGCCACCAGGGTATAAGGTATTAGCCGTAGACGCTTCCCAAATAGAAGCAAGGCTTGTTGCATGGTTAGCTAGTGAAGAGTCATTACTCCAAGAGTTTGCTAAAGGCCACGATGTTTACGTGTGGTTTGCTAGTGACCTCTTTAAACGTGAGGTAACCAAACAAAACAAACTTGAACGGTTCATTGCAAAAACAACTATATTAGGTTTAGGCTTTTCAATGGGGCCAAAGAAATTCTTAGCACAACTTACAAGCATGGCGGCAGATGCAGGATTGCCTTCTGATTTCACGCTGACACAGTGTGAACTGTGGGTACAATACTACAGGAGTAAGTTTAAGAATATTTCTAAATACTGGTATGTAATGGAGAGTATATTAAAACAAATGATGCGACCTGACATGCCGTCATCGCGAATAGGGCCATCACATACCGATGGAACAGACTTGGTACTGCCCAATGGACTACGACTTTATTACGATAACCTACGCGAGAGTGGCGGCAGGAAAGTATTTAATTACGGTGGTAGCGTAAAGGACATATACGGCGGCAAATTTTTAGAAAATCATGTGCAAGCGTTGGACCGCCTCCATGTAATGGAGGCAGCACGGCGTATAGATGATCGGCTAAAACAAATTAATATAAATATACGTCTTGCCCACCAAGTCCACGATGAATTGATTTACGTTGTGCCGGATGGGTTAGTGAATACTCTTGGGGTAATAGCATACGAAGAAATGAGAACACCATGTTGGTGGGGGGTCGGCCTGCCGCTTGACGCGGAAGTAAAGGTTGGACAGAACTACGGAGATTTGAAAGAAATACAACCGGTAGTTGCTTGACAAGTGTCAGGTTGTACTCTATACTATGCAATCTAGAGTATATACCCTAGGAGTAAGGGCTATGAATATAACCGAAAGAGCGCAAGTGTTTAACTCTTTCAAGTTTGTAAGTATAAATATAGACGAGGTTACTTTAAAGTCAAAACTAAAATTATCACCACGCAGCACAATTATTTTGTCGTTATTACTTCGGGAGTATCAGGCTCACTGGTTAGAGTTTCATACATCTGCGTATCGCCAACACCTGTTTGTACTAAGAAAGGCACTTGAGAAAGCAATTGGTGATAAATGTATTGTATCTAATGGTAGGGGGGTGTATTCAATCCCTGATTATATTAAAGAGATTATTCGGGATTTTGTTCAAGGAGCAACTAAGCAATGAATCGTTTCGCCCCACCAGTAAAACCTTTCACTTGGAGCTACACAAAGCTTCGCGATTACAGAATATGTCCTAAGAAGTTTCAAGAAGTCACGCTTCTTAAGAAACACCCTGAACCTAAATCACGTGAGTTAGAAGATGGCGAAAGGCTTCATGCCGCTTTTACTCGTAGAGTAGAGCAGGGTCTGCCTATGCCAACAGGGTATAAAGAGTTTAACGATTGGGGTGATGAAGCGGCAAGCATAAAGATACCAGGGCAGATCAACCTTTGTGAGAAAGAGGTTGCGCTGACCCGTAGCTTTAAACCTACAGGCTATTATGCTAACGACGTATGGGTACGTGTTAAAATTGACCTGCTTAAACTTTACCCACAGGGTAACGCTACATCGCTTGCTCAAGTCATCGACTATAAGACTGGCAAATATAAAGACGATATCATTCAATTGGCGATATACGCGCAAGCTGTATTTAGTTTATTCCCAGAGTGTATCGGCGTACGCTGTGAATACTGGTGGATCCAGTTACATGACAAATCACATGAGTTGTTTAAGCGCACAGATATGGAGGACTTGTGGAAAGAGTTACTCCCAGAGTTAGCAAAGATGGAGCAAGCCCAAAAGGACAATAACTTCCCACCAATAAAGAACGGGCTATGCAAAGAGTATTGCCCAGTTATAGAGTGTTCCTTCAACGGCAGGAGAGCAACATGACACCAGAAGGACAGATAAAAGACGCAGTAAAAAAGTTACTTCGAAAGTATAATTGCTATTTTTTTATGCCGGTGCAAACCGGATACGGGGCAGCAGGGTTAGACTTTCATTGTATGACTAACTGGGATAGTAAAGCGATAGCGTTCTTTATAGAAACAAAAGCACCTAATGGTGTATTAACTGAAAGACAGATAATGCTTATAGCTGATCTACGATCAAAATGGAATGCTAACGTCTTTGTAATTAAGAACGAAGAAGGGCTAAGAAGGTTAGAAAAATGGTTACTATCGCTCAAAGATCAATCAACACTATTGAAGCCCAGAGTATTCAAAGTCGAGACATCCTCACCGACTACGACTTCCCAGTAAACGACAAGACCAAACCAGCGTTTAGGGTGCAAAAACTAACATGCGCGCTTCTTACGACGAAGCAGCGTGCGTACGTGCTGAACGATATCGGCACGGGGAAAACTCGTTGCGTACTTTGGTCATTCGATTTCATGAAACGGTTCACAAAGCAAGCGGACAAACTATTAGTTGTTGCACCGTTGTCAACTCTTATCACCGTATGGGCGAAAGAGATAAGGAAAGAGTTCTGGTGGCTCAAGTTTGCTATTCTAAGTGGCACGAAAGAGCAACGCCTCAAACAACTCGCACGTGATGTAGACGTGTACATTGTTAATCATCACGGTGTTAACGTTTTACTCCCAGAGTTAAAAGCAAGGTCAGACGTGAACGTTATGTGTATAGATGAGTTGGCAACGTACCGTAATGGCAAGAGCAAAACTCTCACTCTGCCGATGAAAGAACTGGTCACTGGGCGTGATTGGGTATGGGGACTAACAGGCGCACCGATTCCAAGGGCTGTTACCGATGTGTGGGGTCAATGTTCGATAATTACTCCCAGCACAATACCGCAATTCTTTAGTTGGTTTAGAGCGCAGCTCATGATAAAGGTTAGTAATTTTACTTGGGAGCCACGTCCCGGTGCAGAGGAGATGGCTATCAAATGTATGCAACCAAGTGTTCGTTTCAAAATGAGTGACGTGATAGAGTTACCTGAAAGGGTGTACAGGTATTACCATGCAGATATGACGGCACAACAAGAGAATATATACAAAGAAATGTCTAAGCAAGCTATTGCTTTAGTTCATAATAAAAAGATAGACGCAATGAACGCTGGCGCGGTAATGAGTAAACTTCTACAGATTAGTATCGGGTCTGTGTACACACGTGACGGCAATGTGGTGGAATTGGATAACACACCCAGGTTACAATTAATAATTGATCTTATCGATTGGTGCCAACAGAGCGTGATATTACTTGCACCGTTTAAGTCTACGGTTAATAGGTTAGCGCATACTCTGAAAGTAAATGGCATTGGTCATTGCATCGTGACAGGTGATACATCGCCAAAAGAACGCGGGAAGATATTTCACGACTTTCAAGAAAGAAAAGCGTATAAAGTCTTATTAGCGCACCCAGCTTGTCTCGCCCATGGTTTAACGCTTACACGTGCAACTATGGTTTTATGGGCTGGACCTATTACAAGTCTGGATACTTTCTATCAAGCAAACGGGAGAATACACAGATTAGGGCAAAATGAAAAGACCCTCATTGCTATGGTCGGCAGTAGTGCAAGAGAAAGGAAATTATACAATCTTTTGGGAAACAACGAACGCGTACAATCAAGGTTCCTCGAACTGATCGAAACGGAGATAAATGATGAAAATTGATGACCAAGACGAGTTTCTCGAAAAATTGGATGAAATGTGTGACGGGCTTCAAGCCCTCATAGATGAGTATGAACCAAAGAAAGAAACACAAGAACTCATTGAACGAGCTATAACAGCACTAAACAAAGCACAAGGATCACTCTAATGTTGAAAGGCCCAAACCTTCCACCGTCACCTTGCACTGCGTGCGGTAAGGTTTCGGACACAGCAACGCATGTTGGAAGTGACATAGCGCCATCCCCTGGTGACATGACAATCTGTTTCTATTGTCATCACTTGATGGTGTTCACTAACAACCTGACACAACGTGATCTGACTGACGACGAAATGATCGAGGTTGCAGGTGATCCAACTTTGGTTAACGCAACAAAAATACTTGGTGCGTTTAAGAAACTCTGAGAGTAACAACTAGACCCCCGCTTTCGCGAGGGCAAGCAGGAGAGCAAAATGACTGAAAATAGCAAAACCATACGGATAATCGAGCGCAAAACCTACACCCGGTCGATTTATAGCGATGAAACCATGCGTGAAGGCCGCATAAAGGAAGTTAAAACTTCTCCTATCATGGTTGAAATCAGGCCACATGAATATGTCAACCTTACAGCGGCGCTTGAGCATGGGCTGATCAACCCAAATGATAAGCTTTTACTGCCGGAGTAAACTACACAGTTTTATGAGAAGAGGGCTTTAGCCCTCACCACTAAAGAGGAGAGCAAAATGTCTAACACTTTCGATGTAGCCAAGCGTACACTTCAACTACGTACTATTCGTCAGAAAATAAAGGCAATCAAAGAACGGCATGAACAAGAACTTGCTGAGTTTGTTGACCTTGAACAGAAACTCGTAGGAGCAATCTTTGATTTTCTGGTGAGTACCAATCAGCAACACGCGAAGACAATCAATGGTACTGTCTACAAGATACAAAAGATAACTTACCCTCTTGAAGATCAAGTGCAATTCCGTCGCCACGTCATCGGTACAGAGTCATGGCAACTTCTGGACTGGCGTGCGAACAAGACTGCAACAGATGCTTACAGGCTTGCAAATGGCGGCGAGATGAAAGATGGTATATTGGTAGGTGGTGACTTGCCTCCTGGTGTAAGAAAAAACGAATTGTTAACTCTTGGAGTAAAGGCCCCTACCAAGCCAAAGACAACAGTCACACCCAATGAAGCACATAACGGCAGTTGGGAAGATACTGGTAAACAAGAAGTTTTATCACAAGATGAAACGCTCTAACCACTTCAAGAAGGGAGATCAAAACACTATGGCAAACAATCTCATACAACCAAACCATCCACGCGCGCTCATGCCAATCTCTAACGTGTTTGCTAATGCACCCGTTGAAGACCTTGGCGAAGGCATCCGATCTGCGTTGGGTCAGTTGAGTATCATGGGTAATATCTTCTCTATACGCTATAGAGGGGTTGTCGAGCAACTACCACCGCAGCAAGCGCGGCAGGTGGAGATTGTAATACTTAAAAGTGCTCGGACACAAGGCAAGTCGTTCTGGCCGGGTGGCTTCAAGGGTGATAATGTTCCTCCTACTTGTTGGAGCAGTAACTCTCTTACGCCTGATGCACAAGTGCCAGCGGATCAAGTGCAAAGCAAGACTTGTGCAACATGCCCCAATGACGCGTTCGTCACTGCCGCTAATGGCATGAAGCAAAAGCCCTGCGGCGACCACAAGCGTCTTGCTATTACACCAATTGATGATCCTAGCAACGAAGCTTTTGGTGGGCCAATGATATTC